ATGAGCACCCTGAATCTTTCCAAGACCGAACGCATTGACGTTCGTGCCAGCACGCCGGTCAAGCAGCTGCTTCAAGAAGCCGCACGCGCCTGCCACAAGAACGTCAGCGAGTTCCTGCTCGACGCGGGCGTGACGGCGGCCGCGCAGACGCTGGCGGATCGTCGCCAGTTCGTGCTGGACGACACACAGTGGCAGGCCTTCCAGGAGGCGCTGGACCGCCCGGTGCAAAGCAAGCCGCGTCTGAAGAAGTTGCTGCGTGAACCTGGGGTGCTGGATTGAGCAATGACTACTCGCCCGTTCGCAAGCTGGCTGCAACGGATCAGGTCGATGCGTTCGACTGCGGCCAGGCCGCGCTGAACCAGTTCCTGCAGCGCTACGCGCTCGTCAACCAGAAGGCCAACAGCGCGCAGACCTATGTCTGCTGCCAGGGTGACGTGGTGGTCGGCTTCTACAGCCTAGCCGTTGGTAGCGTCGATCCGGAAGCCACGCCGTCGAGAGTGATGAAGGGGCTGGCGCGCCACCCGGTGCCGGTCATGATCCTGGCCCGGCTCGCCGTGGACAAGGAGCATCAGCGTAAAGGTCTGGGCCAGGCCTTGCTCAAGGATGCACTGCTGCGCACCGCACAGGCCGCCGACATTGCGGGTATCCGCTGCCTGTTGGTCCATGCCAAGGACGACGCAGCACGGCAGTGGTACGAATCGTGGGAATTCGACCCCAGCCCGACTGATCCGTACCATCTGTTCCTGATGCTCAAGGATCTCAAAGGCATGTTGAGCTGAGGTGGTGTCTCCACCTCAGAGTCCGACTCTCTCCCGCTGCTCATCCCACAGCGCTGGCGGATCAACCGCCAGATCAAACAGCGTGACGTGGTTCGGCAATTCGTCGTCCAGGATGGCCGCCACGATGTCGGGTGCCAGCGTGGTCAGGTTGACCATCCGGCTGACGTAGCTGTTGTCGATCCCCTCCCGCGTGGCGATTTCCTTCAAGGACTTCGCTTCCCCCGATTCCAGCATCGCCAGCCAGCGGTGACCCCTGGCCAGCGCCAATTGAATGGAGGTCGGTGCCACGTCCCATGGTCTGACCGGTGCAGTCTCACCGTTCGGGAGAGTGACCAGCTTGCGGCCGCTGCGCCGCTTGATCTGGATCGGCACAGACAGAGTTAGCCGGCCATCACTCGCCTCAACGATGTCCGGCTCGCCAGTTTTCTGGATGCGGATGTCGCTCATGCCAACGCCTCCGCTTGTTGCTCGACCGGCTCGGGACGCAGTTCAAGCACCAGCCGCTCGATGCCGTTGGCGCGCAATCGCACCTCGAGGTCATTGGGCGACACGATCACCTTCTCGACCAGCAATTTCACGATCCGGGTCTGCTCCGCCGGGAACAGTTGATCCCAAATCGCGTCGAGTCGGGTCATGGCCACGGTGATCTTGGCCTCGTCCAGCGTTGGGTCGAGCTTGATCGCTTGCGGCAGCATGTCGCCGAGCAGATTCGGGGCACGCAGGATGGCACGCAGTTGGTCGAGCACCGCCGATTCGAGTTCTGCGGCAGGCAGTCGCGGCAGACCCGAGGCGCCCGCGTGTTCCTTGGCGTCGCGCTGGGGCACGTAGTAACGGTAGCGTCGGCCATTCTTCTTGGTGGTGTGCCACGGCGACAGCGCACGGCCGTCGTTGCCGAACACGATGCCCTTGAGTAGATAGGGAACCTTGGCCCGCGTCGTGTTGCCCCGCACCCGGCCGTTGGTATCGAGGATCGCGTGGACGCTGTCCCACAGTTCGCGGCTGATGATGGGCGGATGCTCGGCCTGGTACCACTGGTCCTTGTGCCGCAACTCGCCAAGGTAGGTTCGGTTGCTCAGGAGCTTGTAGATGTGACCCTTGTCGATCGGCCTGCCATCGCGGGTCTTACCGTCTTGCGTGGTCCACGTCTTCGACGTCACGCCATCCAGTTTTAGCTCTTTAACCAGTGCGGTGCTGGACCCGAGTTCGACGAAGCGCTGGAAGATGTGCCGGATCAGCTTGGCCTCACGCTCGTTGGGCACCAACCGCCGGTTCTCGACGTCGTAGCCCAGCGGCGGCACGCCGCCCATCCACATGCCCTTGCGCTTGCTGGCGGCGATCTTGTCGCGGATGCGCTCGCCAGTGACCTCGCGCTCGAACTGCGCGAAGGAGAGCAGGATGTTCAGCATCAACCGGCCCATCGAGGTCGTAGTGTTGAACTGCTGGGTGACCGACACGAACGACACGCCGTAGCGCTCGAACACCTCGACCATCTTGGAGAAGTCCGCCAGGCTACGCGTCAGGCGGTCGATCTTGTAGATGACGACCACGTCAATCTTGCCAGCTTCGATGTCCGCCATCATGCGCTGGAGCGCCGGGCGCTCCATGTTGCCGCCAGAAAAGGCGGGATCATCGTAATCGTCGGCGACCGGAATCCAACCCTCCGCGCGCTGGCTGGCGATGTAGGCGTGACCGGCATCGCGCTGAGCATCGATGGAGTTGTATTCCTGGTCCAGCCCTTCATCGGTGGATTTGCGCGTGTAGACCGCGCAGCGCATGCGGCGCTTCAAGACTTCGCTCATCGACCACCTCTCTTCTTGGTGGCGGGCTTGACCTCTCTCGCCTGTGTTTCACCTCGCCGCCCTACGGCAACCAGCGCGACTACACCTCGGGTGGCATCTCCGATTGGGATGGCCTGATGCGTGGCGTGTTCGCGCATCTGCCGATGGCAGGCGACGGTCAGGTGCTGGTCAACCTGGGCCTGCTCCACCGCGACAACGAGGTGATCCCGTATTGGGACGCTTGGCTATCTTGGATGCGCCAGCAGGGCTGGCGGCGCTTTGCGTGGTACGTCTGGGATCAGGGGCCGGGGATGCCCGGCGACTGGGCAGGCCGCTTCGCGCCGAGCTTCGAGTTCGTCTTCCACTTCAACCGGGAGAGCCGCAAGCCGAACAAGATCGTCCCCTGCAAGCACGCAGGCCAGGAATCCCACCTGCGCGCCGACGGGTCGTCCACCGCCATGCGCGGCAAGGATGGCGAGGTGGGCGGCTGGACGCACAAGGGTCAGCCGACGCAGGACACCCGCATCCCCGACTCGGTGATCCGCGTGATGCGCCACAAGGGCAAGATCGGCCAGGACATCGACCACCCGGCCGTGTTTCCGGTGGCGCTGCCGGTGTTCGTCATCGAGGCCTATACGGATGCGGGCGACATCGTGTTCGAACCCTTTGGCGGCAGCGGCACAACGATGCTGGCTGCCGAGCGAACGGGCCGCATCTGCCGCAGTGTGGAAATCGCGCCGGAGTACGTGGACGTCGCAATCAAACGCTTCCAGCAAAACCACCCCGGCGTGCCGATCACCTTGATCGCCACGGGTCAGTCCTTCGAGCAGGTGGCAGCGGATCGCACCACCACCCTCGATGCCGAGGTGTTGGCATGAACTGGTTGGCAGACAAGATTGAGCAGTGGCCGACAGCCAAACTGCTGCCCTATGTCCGCAACGCGCGGACGCACTCGGATGAACAGGTGGCGCAGATCGCCGCCAGCATCGCGGAGTTCGGATTCACCAATCCGATCCTGGCGGGCAGCGACGGCATCATCGTCGCTGGCCACGGTCGTCTCGCCGCCGCCCAGAAGTTGGGTCTGGAACGGGTACCGGTGGTCGTCCTCGACCATTTGACGCCAACCCAACGCCGAGCTCTGGTGATCGCAGACAACCGCATCGCGGAGAACGCGGGCTGGGACGATGCGATGCTCCGGATCGAACTGGAAGCCTTGCAACTCGAAGGTTTCGATCTGGACATCACCGGCTTCGACGCCGACGCGCTGGCCGAACTGATCGCGGGCGACGAGCCGGACAATGAGGGACAGACCGATGAGGATGCGGTACCGGAGGTTGGCGAAATTCCAATATCGCGCCCGGGCGATGTCTGGATCATGGGCCAGCACCGACTGCTGTGCGGCGACTCGACCGTGGCAGAGAGCTATGCCCGGCTGATGCAAGGCGACGTGGCAGACATGGTCTTCACCGACCCGCCGTACAACGTGAACTACGCCAACAGTGCCAAGGACAAGATGCGCGGCAAGGATCGCGCAATCCTCAACGACAACTTGGGCGATGGCTTCTACGACTTCCTGTTGGCAGCATTGACGCCCACCGTGGCGAACTGCCGGGGCGGCATCTATGTGGCGATGTCATCCAGCGAGCTGGATGTGCTGCAGGCCGCCTTCCGCTCCGCCGGAGGCAAATGGTCGACCTTCATCATCTGGGCCAAGAACACTTTCACCTTGGGGCGCGCCGACTACCAGCGCCAGTACGAGCCGATCCTCTACGGATGGCCCGAGGGCGCACAGCGCCACTGGTGTGGCGACCGCGACCAGGGTGACGTCTGGAGCATCAAGAAGCCGCAGAAGAACGATCTGCATCCGACCATGAAACCGGTCGAGCTGGTCGAGCGGGCGATCCGCAATTCGAGCCGCCCGGGCAACGTGGTGCTCGATCCGTTCGGTGGTTCTGGCACAACGCTGATTGCGGCCGAAAAGTCAGGCCGTGTCGCGCGGCTGATCGAACTCGACCCGAAGTACGTGGATGTGATCGTGCGCCGGTGGGAGGACTTCACCGGCAAGCAGGCCACCCGCGAGGCGGATGGCGCGGTGCTCGATCAGGCGGCCAGCGATTCCTCAACGATTTCGCAGTGAATCACAAAGCCCGTCAGGTAAGGCAGGCCGCGCGGGATGCCGTATTGCTTGCTGGTCTGGCGGCCAATCGTCCAGCCCATCCAGCGCCCCGTGGCGGCGTTGATCGCGTCCACCAGGGCCTTGCCTTCGTAAAGCCCGTTCTGAACATCGTCGGCAAAATGGCGTCCGTGGCGGCTGTCGAGGAAGACTCGAACCGATTCGAGGGGCTGGCTGGTGGCGTCCGAGATGGCGGTCATCGCCAGGGGCCATGCGGCGCTGGCGTGTTCGTTCATCGTGCCCCAAAAGCCCCAGGCATCGTTCTGGGTGGCGGGGATCTGCGTGGTGGTGTTCATCTCTGGCTCCTTCGGGTTGATCGTTGCGACACCCGTAGTAACGCGCTGTTCGATTGAGAAGCCAAGCGCCGCTTGGCCTCTTTCTCGATCTTTCTGATCATGCGATGCGGTACACCCGCTCGCCGCCCTGCGGCTTGTCCGACACGATCGTCAGGCCAAGCTTCTTCTTGAAAGTCCCGGCGAAGGTGCCGCGCACCGTGTGCGCCTGCCAACCGGTGGCGGTGCAGATCTGGCCGATGGTTGCGCCCTCGGGGCGTTGCAGCATCCGGATCACTTCGGCCTGCTTGCTGTTCTCGCGGGTGCGCGGCTTGACCCACGTGGCTTCTGCGGCGGTTACGGCGGCTTCCAGTTCGGGATCGCTCGCGGCCGCAGGCGCGCCTTCAGCGTTGGCGATGATCCGGTCGAGATTGGCTTCGAACTGACCGATGCCCTTCCTGTTCACGTCGGGACGCGGAATGCCCAGGGCGTCGTAGCCCTCCGCAGCGACAAACCAGTCGGTGCCGTCGGTGGTGATCAGTGCGCGGTTGAAAAGTCCGTCGAGCACCTTCTTGCGTGCGCCGCCTTTGATGTTGTCGGGGAACCAGTCGATCTTGCCGCTGGTGTGTTCAACCGCGTGGGCCAGGATCGCGTGCTGGGCAGGGGTCAGTTGAGTGGTGGTCATTTGCTGCTCCTTCGGGGTCGTTGATCGAGTGACGTGATGAATGCGCTGTTCGGGAGTGAAGCCAAGCGCTTCCTGCTTGGCTCCCGGCGTTCAATCGAGGAGGTAGAGGTCAGCTTCCGGAACAAGCTCCGTGTACCCGGCCCTGTGCAGGACGACGACCTTGCCGTCCCGCCGGCCTTGCACCAGGCCAACCCTGCGTTGGCCCTTGGCGTTGTAGTAGGCGACCTGGTCGCCTTTCTTGGCGGGTTGGTTGATGGTCTTGTTCATCGCGTTCTCCTTTGGTTGATCGTGCTGACATCCGTATGAACGCGCTGTTCCCGATGGAAGCCAAGCTCAATCCGCAGGAATGACGAACAAATGATTGAAGGTGCCCCGAAGGGGAAACATGGGTATTTCGATTCGTGCCTACGCACGCCACCGAGGGGTGTCCGATGCAGCGGTGCGCAAGGCCATCGCGGCTGGGCGGATCACGCCGGAGGCAGACGGAACGATTGATGCCGAGCGCGTCGACCGCGAGTGGGCGCGCAACTCCGATGCGCCGCGCAATGGCACGGCCGCCCGCGCGGTTAAGGTCGCCGTCCAGGAATCCAGCGGGGCCGAAAGAGACGGGCAAGCAGCCTCATTGGCAACATCCGCAGCAGGTGGCACGTCCTTGTTGCAAGCGCGCACGGTCAACGAAGTGGTCAAGGCGCAAACCAACAAGGTGCGTCTGGCCCGCCTCAAGGGCGAACTGGTGGATCGGCCACAGGCCATCGCCCACGTTTTCAAGCTGGCACGCTCCGAACGCGATGCGTGGCTCAACTGGCCTGCGCGCATCTCGGCACAGATGGCAGCCAAGCTCGGCGTCGATCCGCACACGATGCACATCGCCCTGGAGGCGGCGGTGCGTGAGCACCTGCAGGAACTGGGCGAGATGCGCCCAAGGGTGGATTGATGGACATGGACTACGAAGGCGCTGCCGAGATCGAACGCGCGTGGCGTGAAGGACTGACGCCCGACCCGCTGCTCACCGTGTCCGAATGGTCGGATCGCCACCGGACGCTTTCCAGCAAGGCGTCTGCCGAACCCGGGCGCTGGCGTACCAGCCGCACGCCGTACCTGAAGGCCATCATGGATTGCCTGTCGCCGACCTCGCCGGTCGAGCGTGTGGTGTTCATGAAAGCGGCACAGCTTGGCGCGACCGAGATGGGATCGAACTGGATCGGCTATGTGATCCATCACGCACCCGGCCCAATGATGGCGGTGTGGCCAACAGTGGAGATGGCCAAGCGCAACTCCAAGCAGCGGATCGATCCGCTGATCGAGGAGTCGTCCGCACTGGCTGAACTGATTGCACCGGCGCGCAGCCGGGATTCCGGCAACACCATCCTGGCCAAGGAGTTCCGGGGTGGCGTGCTGGTGATGACTGGAGCCAACAGCGCGGTCGGGCTGCGCTCGATGCCGGTGCGGTATCTGTTCCTCGACGAGGTCGACGGTTATCCGTTGGACGTCGAGGGTGAAGGGGACGCGATCTCGCTGGCAGAGGCACGTACACGCACGTTCGCGCGGCGCAAGATCTTCATCGTCTCGACTCCGACGATTTCAGGGGCATCGGCTATCGAGCGCGAGTACGAGGCCAGTGACCAACGTCGCTACTTCGTGCCGTGTCCGCATTGCTCCCACCGTCAGTGGCTGCGTTTCGAGCAGCTGCGTTGGGACAAAGGGCAACCGGAGACCGCTGCCTACATCTGCGAGTCATGTGACACCGCGATTGCCGAGCACCACAAGACATGGATGCTGGAGCACGGCGAGTGGCGCGCGATGATCACCGATGGCACGGGCAAGACGGCAGGCTTCCACCTGTCGTCGCTATACAGCCCGGTGGGCTGGCGTTCGTGGCGTGAGATCGCCGCTGCGTGGGAAGCCGCCGTCAGTAAAGAGTCGGGATCGGCCGCTGCCATCAAGACCTTCAAGAACACCGAGCTGGGTGAAACCTGGGTCGAGGAAGGCGAAGCACCGGATTGGCAACGCCTCGTCGAGCGGCGCGAGGACTACCCGGTCGGATCGATTCCTCCCGGTGGACTCCTGCTCGTGGGCGGCGCGGATGTCCAGAAGGACCGCATCGAAACCTCAATCTGGGCCTTCGGGCGCGGCAAGGAATCATGGCTGGTCGAGCATCGCGTCTTGATGGGCGACACCGCGCGGGATGCGGTTTGGAAACAACTGGCGGATCTGCTCGCGGAAAACTGGACGCACGCGTCCGGCGCGGCGATGCCGCTGGCACGGTTCGCCTTAGACACTGGGTTTGCCACCCAAGAGGCCTATACCTTCGTGCGGGCCAGTCGCGACCCGCGCATCATGGCCATCAAAGGTGTCGCGCGCGGCGCGGCACTGATCGGGAGCCCCACCGCCGTGGATATATCCAAGGGCGGCAAGAAGCTGCGCCGAGGCATCAAGGTGTTCTCGGTCGCCGTCGGCATTGCCAAGCTCGAGCTCTACAACAACCTGCGCAAATCGGCAGATGTGGCCGAGGACGGTATCACCGCGATCTATCCGGCCGGATTCATCCATCTGCCGAATGTGGACGCAGAGTTCATTCAGCAGCTCTGCGCGGAACAACTCATCACGCGACGCGACCGGAATGGCTTTCCCATCCGGGAGTGGCAAAAGATGCGCGAGCGTAACGAGGCGCTGGACTGCTACGTCTACGCCCGCGCAGCCGCTTCAGCGGCGGGACTGGATCGCTTCGACGAACGCCATTGGCGCGAGCTGGAGCGACAACTGGGGATGGCAGATCCGCCTGACCCCGTGACCACCACAACGACTGACGAGGCCACCCAACGCGGTGGCCTCGCTGTTTCTGCGCCCCGCAGCACCGGGCGACGAGTGATTAGGAGCCGCTGGCTCAGCTGACAGATGTGCCGATGAGGACACGATGACTTACACCACTACTGAGCTCGACGCGTTGAAGCGTGCGCTGGCCACTGGCGAGCGCCGTGTGAGCTTCGGCGACAAAACGATTGAGTACCGCTCAGTCGAAGAGTTGCAGGCCGCCATTCGAACTGTCGAGACAGAGATCGCCCGAAATTCAGGGAAAAGCCTCGTCCGTCAGTTGCGCGTCACGACCCGGAAGGCCACCTGATGAGCTGGTTCTCCAAACTTCGGCGCGGCATGTTTGGCGGCCCGTCGCCGACTTACGACGGTATCGGCGGTGGTCGGCGAGCGATTGCCTGGCAGGTCGGAAATCCTGGTGCCGTTGCCGCGCTGGCCTTCACCCAGAACGAGCTCCGCGCCAAAAGCCGCGACCTGGTGCGACGCAACGCTTGGGCGGCCGCCGGCGTGGAGGCCTTCGTCGCCAACGCGATCGGCACGGGCATCAAGCCGCAGTCGATGCTCGCGGACAACGCACTGCGGGAAGCCATTCACGCCCTCTGGTGGGACTGGTGCAGCGATGCCGACGCAGCCGGCTTGACCGACTTCTACGGCCTGCAAGCACTCGCCTGCCGGGCAATGCTGGAAGGCGGTGAGGCACTGGTGCGGCTGCGCTATCGCCGACCCGAAGACGGTCTGGCGGTTGGCCTCCAGCTCCAGCTGCTGGAACCAGAACACTTGCCCATGACGATGAACCTGGAGCTACCTTCCGGCAACGTGGTACGGGCCGGCATCGAGTTCGATCGGCTCGGCCGCCGCGTCGCCTACCACCTGTATCGCTCGCATCCCGGTGATGGCGCCTTGGCGCCAATGTCCGGCACGGGTGGCATGGACACCGTGCGCGTGCCTGCCACCGAGATCATCCACCTGTTCCGTCCGCTGCGCCCTGGCCAGATCCGGGGCGAGCCGTGGTTGGCGCGAGCGCTGGTCAAGCTCAATGAGTTGGACCAATACGACGACGCCGAATTGGTGCGCAAGAAGACGGCGGCGATGTTTGCGGGCTTCATCACGCGCCTGGCGCCCGAGGACAACCTCATCGGCGAAGGGCTGGCGGACGCCAACGGCGTATCCCTGGCAGGACTGGAACCCGGGACCTTGCAGCTGCTGGAGCCTGGGGAGGACGTGAAGTTCAGCCAACCGGCTGACGTCGGAGCCAGTTATGCCGAGTTCCTGCGCATGCAGTTCCGGGCCGTCGCCGCCGCGATGGGCATCACTTACGAGATGCTCACCGGCGATCTGACGCAGGTGAACTACTCGTCGATCCGCGCCGGATTGCTGGAGTTTCGCCGCCGCTGCGAAGCGATCCAGCATGGCGTGATCGTCCACCAGCTCTGCCGCCCGATCTGGCGCGCATGGATGGAACAGGCTGCGCTCGAAGGCGCACTCGATCTCCCGGGCTTCGTCGGACGCAAACGGGAATACCTGGCCGCCAAATGGATTCCGCAGGGCTGGCAGTGGGTTGATCCGAAGAAGGAGTTCGACGCGATGCTCACCGCAATCCGTGCCGGGTTGCTTTCGCGCTCCGAAGCCATTTCCGCCTTCGGCTACGACGCCGAAGACATCGACCGCGAGATCGCGGCCGACAACCAGCGGGCCGATGAGCTGGGGCTGGTCTTCGACTCCGACCCGCGCCACGACAAGTCGCCCGTCAACGCCTCGGCGACCGCCACTCCGGCTCCGCCGCAAGAACCCCAGGACAACTGATATGCAGCTCGTACACCTGGCGTCCCGTCTCTACGGGACGCCGCTTCTCATTGCGCGTTCGAAACTGGACGTGATCCTGTCCGTCCTCGGCCCGCGCATCGGATTGCCCGAGATCGATGCTGCCGTCCCGCTTCCCACTTCGAAAGCCGGCACTGCGGTCGGGCAGCCCGGCATCGCGATCATTCCCGTGCACGGCACCCTGGTACGACGGGCGATGGGACTGGAGGCGGCGTCTGGCCTGACCTCCTATGGGGAAATCGCGGCACGCATCGACGCCGCGCTGGCGGACCCACAGGTCAGCGGCATCCTGCTCGACCTAGATTCGCCCGGCGGCGAAGCCGGTGGCGTGTTCGAGCTGGCCGAGCGGATTCGCGCTGCGAACGACATCAAGCCGGTGTGGGCGCATGCCAACGACTCGGCGTATTCGGCGGCTTACGCGATTGCAGCCGCCGCATCGCGCCTGACCCTGTCGCAAACCGCAGGTGTGGGCTCCATCGGTGTCATTGCGCTGCACGTCGACCAGTCCGTCAAGGATGCCAAGGACGGCGTCGACTTCACTGCGATCTACGCCGGCCACCACAAGAACGACTTTTCTCCCCACGCGCCGCTGTCGCCACAGGCGGCTTCCACCCTGCAGGCGGAAGTGGATCGGCTCTACGGAATCTTCGTCAGCCAGGTCGCGCAAATGCGAGCTCTGGACAGCGATGCCGTGCGGGCGACCGAAGCCAGCCTGCTCTTCGGCGAGGCTGCTGTGACGGCAGGCCTGGCTGACGCGGTGATGAGTTTCGATCAGGTCCTGATCGAGTTCTCCAACGCACTGGATGCGCAACGCCGGCTGGCGACACCCAGTATCCACCGGGGAAGTTTCGGGTCAACAACCTCGATTACAGCGTCAGCTACATCACCGGGGAGGTAACGGTCAGCTGGGCGCACCGCAGCCGGGTGCTGCAGACCGCCTATCTGGTGACGCAGGGGGAATCGAATATCGGGCCGGAACCCGGCACGACCTACACCGTGCGGATTTATGGCGAGGCGGGGACGCTCAAGCACACGGAAACAGGGCTGACCGGCACGAGCTGGACCTATCCGATGGCCACCGAAATCGCCGAGAGCGGCCTAAATCGCCCCCATGAAAAACTGACCGTCAAGGTCGAGGCAGTACGCGACGGCCACATCAGCTGGCAGGCCCAGCAAATCGACATCCCCGAGTGCCGGGGCTACGGGATGTTCTTCGGTGCAAGTTACGGGGAATGACACAAGGAGAATGACATGGCAGCACTGCAAGGCCCGAACCTGGGCGTGAACTACGGTTGGACCGCCCGCGAGTCGGGCTGGAACACCGGAATGGATGCCAACCTAAAGCTGCTGGACGCCGTGCTGCAGTTGTCGGTGAAGTCGCGGGCGCAAGCCACGCCGCCGTCCACGCCAACGAACGGCGACCGGTACATCGTGCCTGCTGCCGCCACTGGCGTGTGGGCAGGCAAAGCCAACCAGATCGCGGTGCGCATTGCCGATGCCTGGGAGTTCCACTCGCCCAAGATCGGCTGGCTTTGCTACATCGAGGACGAGGCCAAGCTCTCGGCCTACAAGTCCACTGGCTGGAGCGCAGGCATCGCCATCTGATTTCCCATCTTCGTACCCACCAGAAACCCGCCCACGAGGCGGGTTTCGCATTTCTGGAGACCGCAATGACCGAACCCGAACAACAACAGCCTGCGCTCGTCGAGAACATGCTCCTCTTGCGCCGCGAGGACTTCGACGAACTGCTGGACCGCGCCGCTGAACGCGGAGCCGAGCGTGTCCTGACCCACCTTGGCCTGGAAAACGGCCACGCCGCACGCGACATCCGTGAGCTGCGCGACCTGCTCGAAGCCTGGCGCGATGCCCGCCGCACTGCGTGGCAAACCACCGTCAAGGTCATCACCACAGGCATCCTGGCCGCACTGCTAGTCGGTGCCGCCATCAAGTTGAAACTGATGGGAGGCCCGCAATGATCGAGACACTGTCGTAAAGGCGAACGTGGCCACGAACTGGCGATGCAAGACAAGGCGCTGGAGTTCGAGAAACTGCGTGGCGCGCAGCGAATGTCGGAAATCGGCGCGGGTGCCGACGCGGCATGGAACGTCGGAGCCATCGAAACCATGCGCGAAGCGGTTCGCACTCAGGGCGAGAAAACCGGTGTGCGCTGGGCCGATGCGCTGAGCTCCAGCGTCCGCCCGGTCATCACCTACTGGTTCATGGCGCTGTACTGTGCGACCAAAACAGCAACAGTCGCCGCCGCTGTGACAGGTGGCACAGGCTGGGGCGTTGCCATCCTGTATGCCTGGACGGAGGCAGACCAAGCCCTCTGGGCCGGGGTGCTGAACTTCTGGTTCCTCGGGCGCGTATTTGACCGGGTGCGGCCGTGATCGAGGTGCCGAAGGCGGCCATCGAACTGGCCAAGCGCTTTGAGGGATTCGAGCGTAAGGTGAAGCGCGGAATCGAGATCACTGCCGTTCCCTATATCTGCCCAGCAGGGTTCTGGACGATTGGGTACGGCCATCTCTGCGATCCCAAGCATTCGCCGATCACGGAGGCAGAAGCTGAGGTCTATCTGGCGCGCGACCTGCAATCGGCACTCGCCGCGACGCTGCGCTACTGCCCGGTGCTGGCCACAGAGCCAGAGAGCAGGCTCGCGGCCATCGTGGACTTCACGTTCAACCTCGGGGCGGGGCGGCTGCAGACCTCGACGCTGCGACGGCGGATCAACCAACGAGACTGGGGTGCAGCCGCAACAGAGCTGCGTCGATGGGTCTATGGTGGCGGCAAAGTGCTGCCGGGACTCTTCGCGCGACGAGAGGCTGAAATTTCCTTACTGGACACCAAAGTGTAG